GCCGCGATCAGGCCGTGAACAGCCTTGGCGCCCGAAGGATAGGTCTTGATCGTTGCGACAATCGCCGCCGTCTCGCCCCGCCAGAAGCGCGCCCGGCCTTCAAGTATCTCGAAATCAAGCCAGCCTTGCGGGTATAAATCCTCGTCAATCACTTCATCGAACGCGGGCTTGAACAGGAGATATCCGGCCCAGTCCGCGATCATCACAACAGGCTGGACTCGTCCAGCTCGCGCCGCGCTCGCCCGCCGGATTGAATATTGCCGCCCGTAGAGCCACCCGCCTGCCCCGGTTGCGTCGGCTGTGTCACCGTTCCGCCCGTCGAGACCGTTGCGCTATCCGTAACCGTCTGTGTGACCGTGATCGCCGGAATTGTCAGCGCCTGTCCGGAGTAATCCGGAAGGGCGAAAGTCGTGACCCCATCCCCGCCGAAGTCCGTTCCTATTTCCTCGTAAAGCTGCGGGAAGTCGGTGATATTGAGCGTGCTTCCGTCACAAAGTAGGTGGTTGGTGATCGCATTCTGGTTCGGCCTGAGCTTGATATCGCCTGCTTGCGTCCAGCCTCCCGACAAACCGGAAAATGCGCCCCTTACCCGCCTGTTGAAATCCGCCTGAGAATTGGCAAGCGAGGGAAGCGCAATCTCGTATGTGGTTTTCGTGGCGATGAACGCATAGACATTTGTCGTCATCGACCGCTCCCCGGTGCGCCGATATACTCAGCCCCCTTCGCCTCGGTCCATGTCGTGCCCGCCGCTATGCTCCATGCGGGCCTCAGATAGCGCCCTGAGACGCGAACAGGCATTTCCCCGCTCGTGACAAGGGCGGATGCCGCAACGCTGCTCAGCGCGTCCCCAAGGCGCTGCTTGGCCCCGACTGAACAGCTTACCCCGCTCGTTGCGTCGATATCGGGCCTCAGGAAGCGCAAATTGGCCCGGCGCCCTGCAAATATCTCGATATCGTTGCCGGTGAACGTCGCGGCCATCGGCGTTCCGGAAAAACTCCCCAGAGCATTCGTGCTTGAAAACACGTAGAGCTTGGGATCACCGCCCTTGAACGTCGCGCTATCGAACGTCAGCAGCCCGGCAAAATCCAGATTGTCATCGTTCGCACCGACTGCCGGATCCTGTTCGTCGAGCGATACACCCTTGGTGACACCGGAGAAGATGATCGGCGACACATAGGTGATGGTTGTCCACCTGTTTTGAATACCAGGCGTCCAGTTGTAGCAATAGATCGCATCGCCCATCGACCACATGCAGACCCGGTTGACCGGATCGATTGCCGTGGACATGCTCGACCAGTCCGCCGAATTGTAAAGCGCGGCAAAGGTCCGGTCGATCACCTCGTTACCGATGGGGATGGCCTGCGCCCCATCCCACATCATGAAACCCTCATCGGAGAGAAAAAACCCGAGATTGCCCCATTGCGCCACCGAATGCGGCGTAACGCAGCCGATGTTGCTTGAGACGACATCGATATTGAAGACCACGTTGCCGCCGACATAATCCATGCGACGGATGCAGTCGCGCTGGAGAATGATCCCGGACTCACCCGACAATATGCCGTTTACCCGCCCGCCATCGGGGATGATGTTGTAATCCGACTGCCTCTGTCCAACGGTCCAATATTCGGCATTGTTCAGCCCGCACCAGCCGATGGTCATGATATCGCCATCGCGCACCGTGCCGACGAGGAAATCCTTTACAACCCCAAGCGATTCAAACTTGGGCGGGCTTCCTCCCAGCGCCGCAACGGCAAACGTCGCAAGGTCGATCTTGACTATCGGGTCGGCCCCGTTCGTCGCAATCGCCAACCCGCCGAACTGTGCAAACCGCCAGCGCTGATCGCCCTGTATCGAATAGCCCGAACCGATGCTTGTAAATGCCCCGGAATATGCCTTGTAAAGGTTGGTCGCGGTCCCGACGATGATCGAGGCCACGCCTTGGGGAGAAACGAACGATGCCCCGCCCTTTGGAGCCGCAGCAAGCGCTGTATAGATCGAGGCCCATTGTCCTACAGGCCTGTAACCATCGGCCATCGGGAACACACCGTCCGCCACTCTCAAGAACTGGTCATTGAGCCTTGCCGGACGGTCGGGCGCGAGCGGCCCGAAGGGGTAATAGGTCATGTCAGGAGGAAGGGCCAGTTGCTCAACTGGTTCGGGCTGATCTCGCTGCGAAGGCCCGTCCTGTCCGGACGCGATGGATAGGCGTCGAGAACCTTCTGCAAGGCAAGGTCGAACAACCCTGCCTGAATGTCCGCATTCTCCTGGTCGAAATACTCCTGATAGGCATGGGCAAGGACGCCGTGATAATAGACATCCGGATGCGCCAGGGAGAGCCAGTTGGTTGTTGCGCTCGCCGTCAGCGCGGGGAGATGCGCCCAGTAGATCAGGGTCAAGGTGTATGACGTATCGGGTTGCGGCCAGAACCGAAATTCGGTGCCGACCTGAGCGTAATATTCCGGCCTGTCGGTTGTATCGTCGCGCTGATACATTGCCGTCATGCTCTGCGGGTTGGTTGGCTTCAGCTCGAACACGTCGCCACCGTCCGCAACGCTCAGGCTGTCAACGTCCAGAATATCGGTAGGTGCCGCCAGATAGGCGGTCGAAACCGTTGCCGTCGCAACCGTGTGCATGGGCCTTACCGGACTTAGCGCAAGGCGGCGCTTGATCTCGGCTTCGGCCAGCGACAGGAACACATCGAAATCAGCCGATACCGCCGTGCGGTTCAGCCGGGCATAAACCCCCGTCGATAGTCCGGCATATGTCGTCAGCGCCATCTCATGCCCTTTCGATCAATGCCGCCCGGCCAAGGATCTTGACGGTTCGCCCGTGACTTTCGGCCCAGTCGTAAACCTTGCGCGCGAAATTGTTGTCGGTCTTCATGTCGTCGACGATGATCACCGTGCACCGCTCGGCCAGCACGTCGAAGAACCTCATCCGGCTCCCGAATATGCGTGGAGGCCCATCGCAGAACCCGAGCGCGAACTTGCGCGGCAAGTCGAAAGGCTCGGTCTGATACCAGAAATCCTCAAGCTCGGCGCAGCATAGCCCGACATTGGAAACGCCTGCCTGTTCCGCCCATTGGAGGGTTTGCGAGGCGTAATGCTGGCTATGTTCAAGCGAATAGACCTTCTCGTCGCTGACCGCTGCCATGACGATGCTCGAAAGCCCGGAACCCGTCTCGATGATCGGGCCACGGCATTTGCGTGCCACACCGGCAACAAGCGCCAGCACCCCGGCATCCGCTGCGAAATTGCCGCCGAACTTGGCAAGCTCGTTATAATCGCCGTCGTTCTCTATGCCTTCACGAAAGCGCGGGATGACGTATTGAAGCGTCTGGCCTGTGATTCGGCGCAAGTGACTGCCCAAGCTGTCATAGAGCGTGATCTTGCCGGTATGGCCAAGCCGCAATTCCTCGTCGGCGTAGATTTTCCCGCCCATCGCACGCCAGCGGTTGCAAAAGTCGATATCCCCGCCCCAGCGCGTCTTGTTTGCATCGGGGCTTGGCCGGTCGAAAACCAGAGCCGTCTCGTATATCTTGTCGAAATACTTGGGCGCTGCTTCGGCCATTTTCTCAAGCACGTGGCGCCTGATCTTCATGAACCCGGTCGGAAGACCTTCGACTTCCCGGAGGCCATCGACGCACTCGGCGCCTTCCATGAGTCTTACCGGCATGTTCTCGCTGCCGTCCCGCCTGTAGGGATAGACACCCCCGACCACGTCCTGATCGCGCTGGCACAATTGCACCAAGCCTTGCGGCTCCCATGACACATCCGCATCAAGGAACATCAGGTCCGTGCAGTCGCTTTCCAGAAAGTCCCGCACGATAGAATTGCGCCCGTCATCGACATGGCAATTGCCCTGCAAGATCAGGATCGCGGATTGAATGCCTGCCTCGGTCAGCGCCTCCCTTGAACGGGCCAGCGAAAACGCCGCTCCCGCATCGGGAGAATCATAGGCTGGCATCGCCAGCAGCACCTTGCGGCCAACTGCTGGCGAGCCTTCGTCATAATAGTGGGCGCTCACGTGGTAACGATCAGCCCGAGGTTGACCAGCGCCGCCATGATACGATTCACTTTCGTCTCATTGAGCGTGGTCGTTGCCGTGCCGGTGTTCGGCCATGTGACAGAAGGGCGGGCAATCGGCGTTGCGCCGTAAAAGCCCAGAGTATCGGTCGAAGCATCGCCGATCTGGACGTCGCCATAGGGGTTGATTGCATTTGCCATGTCTTTGTTCCTTTGGGAAAATGGGGCGGCTGCTACACCGCCCCTGAGTGTTACGCGGTGCCGCTGATGCGCGTGGCGAGACGTCCGTCGAGCGTCTTGACCCCGTAAAGGACATCAAGGCGAAAGTTGGACTTGTCGTTCGTGCCGTCATAGGTCGGGATCAGGCGAACGCTCGTTCCCTTGTATGACTTGCGCGACACATCGACCGCGCCCGGAGGCGAGATCATCGGGACCATTGCCAGCGCAAAGGCGTTCTTGTGGAACACCATGTTCTGACGATAGGCCGTCGATGCCGTGCCCTTGGCCACGATTGCCTTGGTGTTGAGATCGGTCACACCGGACGTCACCGCAACGTTGGCAAAGGCCCCGGTCCACACCATGGCGGGCGAGATCACAAGGCTGTTCGCGGCATAGGAGATCACGGTGAACTCCTTCAGATAGCCAAGGCTTGCCTTGGTCACCGGGTTGACCGCGTAGACGTCCGCAATCGTCACGACGTCGCCAGCCGCAAGGGTGCCGCCAGCAATCGTGATCGTCTGCTGGTTGGTATCCTTGACATCGGTGTAGGCGATTGTCGAAGTCGTGATCGACTGATTGACCGTAACCGTGGTCACGTCCGAACCAACCGTGTGCGACGGCACGTTCTGCGCCATGTAGGTATCGACGCCGCCGATCATGCCGAGCGAGCCGTTACGATAGGCGCCCTTCGCCACATCCTGCATGTAAAGTGCAGTCTGCGAACCAAGCAGGCCCCAGTGATCGGGCGGAGCAAGAACGGCGGAACGGCCATCCATCGGCACGGCAAACTCATCGAGGCGCTGCGGCCCCAATGCGAAGTCCGAGAACGAATTGATGGTCTGCCCCGGCGTCCCGACCCAGCCCGGAACATATTTGTAAAGGGCCATGAGATCGGCGTCGATCTGGTTGGCAAGCTGGACCATTGCGGGCTTGATCACACGCTCGGAAAGCTCACCGATGCTGAGGGTCAGTTCCTTCGAGGTGAACCCGAAATCGACGCCCTTCTGCTTGTCGATGACCAGCGTGGTCTTGCCTTCAACGATGTCCTGGTTGCTGGCGGTAGCGCCATCGCGGACAGTGAAGTCGGTCGGGCGACGGATCGAAATCGTGTCGCCCACTTCATAGCCGTTTACGGCGTTGGTGAACTCGGATTCGTGAGCACGGTGAACGAGTTTTCCCATCACGATATTGTTGTCGAGGATCATCGTCGCTTCCTTTGCGATGATGTCCGTAGTCAGGAGAGTATGAGCCATTTTGAAAAATCCATCTGTGGGAACATGGCGTCATCACGACGCGGGTTCGGGTTAGAGTTTGCCGGACTTCCTTGCGGCGATGTATTCTTCCATCGACATGCTTTCGGCGTCTTTTCCACCGTCAGCCCGTCCGGCGACCTTTTGAGCGGGATTCCCTGCCTGCGCCGTCTTCATTTGGGCGGCTGCACGCTGGCGCTCTGAATACTTCATGCCGATGTCTGCGAAATGGAGAACCTTGTATGCGAAAGGCTCTGTTATCCCTGCCACCTCATCCGGACTTGCCCCCAGCTTTGTGGCGAGGGTTTCCAGTTCGGTGCGTCGCGCGTCGGTGAAGTTTGGAACTTCCTTTGCGGCTGCGGCGAGACAGTCCTGACGGAGTTTGCCGAATTGCTCGGTCTCCTTCTGCGTCTCAAGTGCAGCCAGTTGCTGGATATCGCCCGCAATCGTCGCGCGCTGCGCTTCCATCGCCTGCAAATCCAGTCTCAGGGCATTGATCGTTTCCTGAGGCAGTCCGTCGATAGGCGTTGCCTTCAGGCGTTCGATCTCGGCCTCTAGTTGCCGGGCCTGCGTCGTCGCCTCGATCTTTGCCACGCTGATGTTACGGACCTCTTCGGCCTGTTTCAGCATGGTCTCGACGCTCTTGCGCTGCTCGGCAAGCTCCATCGTCTTGCGGGTATAATCCGCCTGTCGAAGGAGCGCTTCCTTCAGTGGTGCCGGAACCTTGTATTTCTCGCCCTCGTAATCGACTTCGGCAAGTTCTTCCTCGGGTTTGGCGTCATCGACGCTCCCAAGGGCCAGCTTGGCCAGTTCGTCATCATCTTCGGGTTCGGGTTTCGTCTCACTGCCCTCGGCGGGGGCTTGAGCTTCCCGCTGCGCTTCCAGATCCACGATATCGTCAGCCGGATCGGCGACGGGCGCGACAATGGGAGCGTCAGCCGGATTGGCTGCCGATTCTAGCGTTTCCATATTTCCTCTTGGGGTTAAGCTGCGAGGTCCATTCCGGTTGTCTCGCCTTCCTGCGGAAGATCGTTAGGCGTCATCAACTGTTGCAATGTCTGCGTGACAACCGCCTGAATTTCATTGGGGCCGAAAGCCGGGGCAAGCGCCGTCATGCGCTCCGTCTCCGCCTTGTAAGCGTCGATGGCGACCTTCTGCGCCTCAATATCGCTCTTGCTCTCGGCCTCTTGCAGCTTTTGCCCCATTTCCTGCAAGGCTGCGGCCATCTGGTCCATCTGTGCCTTGATCTCCGGCGCAATACCGTCTCCACCCTCAGGATCGGGGAACTTGGCCTTGTAATTCGCTTCAAGGCGCTTGGCGATTTCCTCCGCACCAGGCCAGTCGAGATTGCGCGCCATGATGTCGCCGATGACCTCGGCCAGTTCCGGATTTCCGCGAATGACTTCCATCATCTGTGTAGCGGCTTCCTCGCGCCGCGTCGTAAAGCCGGGCCCGGACGTGACAACCAGGTCGTATTTGCCGACGCGCAGGTCGTGAATGCGGATATCGGCCATGTCTTCCGAATCCTCGCCGTTCATGTCCTGCATCTGCATGCCGTTGATCGGCTTGTTCTCGGCCTTCTTGTCCTCGCCAAGGATGCGGACCATGCGCGGCGTCGAATAGACCTTGGGGATCAGGTCGATGAGTATCTTGCCGGTATGCCTGATCGCCCGCGTTTCGTTGTCGATGAAATGGAAAGTGGAGACATCACCCTCGCGCTGGCGGGCCATGATAGCCCGGCCACTCGTTTCGTTGCTCCTTGCCCCCAACGAAGCGTCATAGATGCCCGTAATGGCCTTGATATCGTCCGCCGCGTTGATCGCTTCCTGAATGGCCCCTGCGGCAACAGAAGGCATGGGCTGGCGCTGCGGCGGCGTCGGCCCGTCATATTCGAGATAGGCATGGCTGGCGCTGTTGGCAGTGTTCCACTTGGCTGCGTCGGTCTTGAAAGCACCCTTTGGCCCAATATACGGCATGCGCGGCGCAAGAGCGACCATCTCGGTCGCCGTTGTCCTCCAATAGTTAAACATCTGGTTTGCGTCTTTGGCGTCCCGGATCAGAGAACGGAAATAGCGCTTGCCCTCAAGATTCACTTCATCGCCATAAATCGGGACAATCGGGATGTAGCAGCCGGGCCATTCATCGGTTTCCAGTATCTCGATGCCGGTAATCGTGCGGCGCGTGACCTTGTAGCCCCTTGTCGGGAACGGCGCCGTTGCAGCTACCCCGCCTTGCGCCTCGATCTCCTTCTTCTGCTTGTTCCACTCATCGACGAACATCACGACAAGATCGCCGGGCGCGTCCTCGGTATCGGGCAACTGAATGCCGATAGCCATCTTCACGACTTCCTCGCGCTTCCACCAGCGCGCAACCATCACTTCGTCTTCGGTGCGCCACTTGGGCGAGCACTCCCCCCATTCCGCACTGGTGAAGTCCGTCATCTTGGCCTTGGGCCATTTGCGCTTGAACTCGCCCGGGCGCATTTTCTCGACCTCGAAGGCAACCATCCAGTCGGATGAGTCCGCCTCGGTCGAATCCGGATCGCCATAGATCGCAAACTGGTTCGGCTTGCGCTCGATCACGATATCCTGCTCGGTCAGCCGCTTGGCCTGTTCCGGATCGATGCTCGCCAGGTCCGTTCCCGGATCAAGCATGTTGGAATAGGTGAGATTTACCCCCCAATATCCAAAGCCGCCGCTTACCGCCTGATCGACACCCGTATCATAGGCAACGTCAGCATTGCTGGCCTGCTCGATGTTGCGGATCAAGCCGCTGATCAGTTCCGCCGTCTCCGGGTCGGCCTTGCTGTCCGCAGGCATCACCTTGATCGATGGCCTGTTCTGGCGCGCGTCGTTCACAACCTGGCGAATGACCGGCGCCAACTTGTTGACCGTGAGACAGGGGCGCCCATCCTTCTCGCGCTGCGTGCGAACGGCGTCGGGGTATTGCTCCGATAGTCGCGCAAACTTGATATCGGCCTTTGCGTCCTTGCGGTTATGGTGTTCCGCTTCCTCGCAGCGGTCGAATACCTCGCGTGCCTCACGCAGGAGATCGTCATCATTCATCGAACAAGTTCCTGCCATTCCTCGAACGATGGTTTCCACTCGCTCTTGCGCCATTCGAGATTGGCCAGCACGCAATCGTAAACCTTCCGAAGATCCGCCCCTTTGCTGAAATCGATGCCAAAGCGGCCTTTCTTTTCAGGCCAATCGACCGTGATAAATCCCCTTGCCTTGCGCACGCGGACACTCTCGCGGTTTTCTGATGGCCAAGAATATGTGATCATCCCATCGCCCTTTCGACATCTTCAAGGGTCACGTGTTCGTTCTCGGGAAGCTTTGTGTTCAGGTGCCGCAGTGCAGGGGCGAGGACCGATGGAACGAAATCGCGCCACGGCAATTCATGAAGCATATCGACTCCGCACTTCACATCATGACCATTGGTCGCCATCACATTGAGATGCAGAAAGCCCGGTGATTTGCGAATGCTGATCATCCCATCCATCCCCCTGCCTGCGCATATTGCTTCACAACCGGACGCGGCGTTTCCTGCTCTTCATAGGCAACTGCCATCAGGCCGAAACTGTCGGCGCCGTGACTTGCCCAGTCGTGGTTAGGACCAAGGCCGATCTGCCTCGTTTCGTCCTTGCGCTCGTGATACCAGCCAAGCGCATCGCGCCCGCCTTCTGTGGTCGCCTCGTTGAACCATATTGCCGGGAACAAACGCCTTGCCGCCTCGATCCTTGCCGATGCCGCGCCCTTGCCCTGATTGGGGACAACCGTGACCTCGTAGCCCGCCTGCTTGAGCGCTGACTCGTAGGAAACGTCATAAACCTTGTCTTGCGTGCTGCCGTCATGCGGTAGCCATATCTGCGCCCGGTCAGGCGTGTAGCCTTGGCTTCTCAGCCATGCGATGTGCGTTGCCAGCGGCTGTCCGACCGCCTCGTAATAGTTGAGCACCCGAACCTGAAGACCGACGAACTGGACAGCCCAGATTGTGAATGCATCCGCCCTTGCACCCGTCCCGCCAATATCGACGAACAGGCGAATTGTCATCAACGGATCGGCTGGAACAACTCCTATGCGGCCTTCAGCCTTTGCCGCTGCCAGATGCTTTGCGTAATAGGCACCCGATGAAACAGTCACATATTCACCGTTCCAGATATGCTCGTATTGGTCCGGCTCGTCCCTCATGCAATCGAGCCGCTCCTGTTCAAGCTCTTTCGGAAAATACGGGTTATTGTCCCAATTGGCCTTGACCACGATCGAGCCGGTCGGAGGCGTTATGCCTCTCAGCATTGCGTCAACCGGATCGGTCTTTCGTCTGGGGTTCCATGTGAACCACAATTCAGAGCCGGGCGCGCGAATGGTCGGGCGAAGCAATTGCAGCGACCTTGCCGAAAGTGTCTGCGCTTCCTCAACCCATGCGCGCTTGAAGCCTTCGAGCGACTTGATGCTTTCCGCCGTGTGATCCTGCATGCCCTGAAAGATGATCACTCCATCGCCGGGCGTTTCGATCCGGTCAGAGAATGTCTTGAACCCGTCCGCCTCGCCGAGGCCGTATTCGCTCATCTTGCTTTCAAGCAGGCGTTTGGCCGAGTCCTTCAATGACTTCTGCACCTCACGAATGCAGACCGATAAAAGCCCGCGCTCGACCAGGCTGTCGTCGATCAGTGCGCTTGCCCTGTCGTGCGACTTTCCTGAACCACGTCCGCCATATGCCGCCTTGTATCGCCCCGGCTGGTAGAGCGGCTTGAAGACCTTAGGCGTCGGAATGCGAAGTATCGACAAATTCTCTGACCACTTTGCTGACAGTCACTTGCCCGCTCAGTTCCTGCTCGGTCTTGTCCCTCCACTCATCAGATGCGCGGTTCTTCAATCCGAACACACAGGCCGTTGCATTTCCTTCACCTGTCGTTGCCAGCTTGCGGTTTGCGGTCTCCCACCAAAGCACCGCGCCAGCCTGTCCGATTTTTATGGCGTCCGAAAATTCAGGGTGATTCTTTTCCCATTCATAGATCGTCGATTTCGCCACGCCGATCTTGCCCGCCAAGGCCGCAACCGAATAACCGTCCCTGAGAAAGTCTATCGCCTCTTGGCAATATGCCTCGTCGTATGTCGATGGCCTGCCTGCTGGCATATATCACCTGCCCGGATTCCTTGCGGACTGTCCGGCCTTCCTAATGTGGCGTCCAGCTTCCCGATGCTGCTGCCTGTGGTGTCCATGTCCCGCTTGCGGCGGACTGATTGGCCCATGATCCGCTTGCGGCTGCAATGGGTGTCCAGATCGATGCGGACTCACCAATCGCAAAGCCGAATGTCGGTATCTTGAACGCGGTCGAGAACGAGCCGAACCCGCGCGTGATGATCGGCGATACGCTCAAGTTGCCCTCGTGATGCTGGTCGGGCTTGTTGCGTCGTTAAGCGTGAATGTTGCAGCCGTGGTCGAGCCGTCTACCTTCTTGAGCGTGAGCGTCGTGCCCGAGATGCTGAAATCGCCCAGGTGAGCACGAAGCAGGTAAAGCGCCTGGGCAAGTGTCATTGTCCCGCCGTCGGAAGGATAGGCTTCCGTCATTGCAGTCGTGAGGATCGTTGCAACCGTCGGGATGTCACCAACAGCCGCAGGGGCAACGGGCAGATTGTCCGTCTTGGCCTTGATCGCGGCAACCTCTGTGTCCAGATAGTCGTCGATTGCTGTCAACTGTGTGTCGAGATTGGCTGTTGCCAGACCGACCGCTGTTCTTATTCCCGCCGCGTCGAGCGTCGATAGCCCGGCCTGCAATTCCGTAACCGCGCTTGCAGCAATGGCGCCGCTTGTCAGTGTGTCCGTTGCCATCGCCCCGACACTTGCATCGATCCGTCCCGATACCAGCGCCGCAGGGATGCGCGTCTGGATATCGTTCGTATCGCTCTGCACTCCTGCCACATCGGCACTGATACTTGCC